CGCCAACGTTGTAGAAATCAGGAGGTGCTGGCAGCGAAATCTGCTCGACGCCAACCAATTGGGCCTGCACCGAGCCCAAATCCTAATTCTAAGAAACCGCTACCGATGGAACTCCGACGCAAATCACCTGCGTTGTTGACGGAGGAGCAGAAGATAGCAGCAAGGGCTGCTGTGTATGAGCCAAAGGAATTGACCGGATTCCTACGACGCTTTGCTCTACACCAGGTACGAACAGCTGAGTTACAAAGGAATCTCGTGCGCCAAGCCAACCAATGGGTGGATGGGCACGATTGCACTGGCATTTCTCAAGCTGACATAGCAAATCACATTGCGCAAGCAGTGACGTCTGTTATGGTACCTGATAAGGCGGAACAGGAACATAGGCAGCATCTGGCAGAACCCACCGTGCAGACCATACTGACTAAGCAGGCGAAAGCTGCTAAAGGACAGTTAGGCCGGCGCTGGGGATTCAAGAACCTCATTTTCAGAAGAACAATGAAGGCTCTGCCAGTTGCTGCGATGACCTGAGGGGACTTGAGACACACTGCCGTCTGCCTTGCTCGCGAAAGCGAGCAAGAACCACGTGACGGCATTGTAGTCCGGCATAAGGTGGATCAACGTAGCTATTGTAATAGGCGAATAGTTACACAAGTATTTCCAACTATCCTTGATCTCACTGAGCCGCAATGCGCCTACGCGGAATGTGTGCACAACACAAAGATTGCTATGGTCGAGAGGCACTATGCGAAGGTGCCTCCTGTTGTAGATTTGCAAGCCTTAGAGTTTGGTTTTAAGTACCTCAAGAAATTAACACGCAAAACCGGTTTATATCCCGGAGCTTTGATGCCATGGACACCTGAGGAGGTTGTTGCTACCCGAAGAGGTGGCAAGAAAGCGACTTATCAGAAAGCTTTCGACTCCCTCTCTGAAAAGAGCCTCGATAAGAGGGATGGCCATGTCAAAGTATTCGTTAAATTTGAGGTTGCACCCGCCAATACCTTAATGAGCAAAGTTCCGCGGTTGGTACAGTATCGACCACCGCGCTTTGTAGCCTCGATAGCTCAGTATTTAGCTCCTTTAGAACATGCATTGTACGCCACGAAATTTAATGGCCTACCAATGTTTGCGAAGTCGATGAACACGTCGCAAAGAGGGAACGCAATAGCTGAGATGTTGAGGGCAGAAGGCTTACTAGTTGGGATGGATCACTCCAGATTTGATAGCCATGTCGTCGGAGACCTCCAACGCTTAGAGCATGAGTTCTACTTGTGGGTGTATAAAAACGACCCGAAATTGCAATCAATGTTGGCACAACAGCGTGATAATAAGTGTTTCAGCCGCTCAGGCCCGTCGTGGCGGGCCAATGGAGGCAGGATGAGCGGTGACTTCAACACTTCCTTAGGCAACAACGTCATTAATGCTGTCGTTATGCTCGCGTTCCTTTTCCGTAATGGAGCGTTGGACGAAGCAACGTTGCTGCTTGATGGTGACGATTCTGTAATGGCAATTCCTCGCCGATTGTTTGACTGCTGGGATGTAGGAGTCTTTAAGAATTTGGGAATGACTACCAAAATAGAAGAGAAGACGTCCATAACGGAACAGATCCAGTTTTGTCAAAGCCACCCCGTCAAGACCGTGACGGGCTGGCGGATGGTGCGCGATTACCGGCGCGTGCTGTCCCGACTTCCTTATACAATTCGGTCATACCAGGGACGCGCTTGGCTTAAATATGCAAAAGCCGTGATGCATTGTGAGCGCGTTATGTCAGACGGTGTACCAATCCTTAATGTAATTGCCTCTTCTTTGGAAAGAGCATTAGCAAACGTTGATTTCGATGAGAGCTATTTAGACACGAAAATGTTGAGAAAGCTCGATAGAGAGAGGGCGTTTGTTGGGTTGAGTATCACTCCAGAAGTTCGTGCTAGCTACAGTCTTGCGTTCGATATATCTCCTGAAGATCAAGTGGCTCTTGAAGATGAGATACGAGCAGTAGACTGGGGCAAGTGCTTACGTCTCCTGGTATAGGTGCGGAAGATGTCCAAAAGGCAAAATCCGATGCGCCGAAGAGGTGCAGGCCGCAAGGCCCTTAAGCCCAAATCCAGCATAGCTGCTGGATATTCATATGGTCAGCTCAATGCAAGAGCGAATGGGACCATTCGAGGTGATGAGCTTGTTCTAGAGTTTACAGAACTTGCCATGACTTGTGTCGTACCACCGTCAACTGCGCCGCCTCAGAGCACGCAGTTTTGGCCTGGTGCATCCGGAATGACACGCCTCGACACGTTTGCGCAACTCTACTCACAGTATAGGGTGGAGGCCGCAGAGTTAGAGTTCCGACCAGCGGTTGGAACTAACGTCTCCGGTATCCAAGTTACTGGATTTGCGTATGATGGTAATGACATACCTTCAAGTCTCTCAACAGCGATGGGAGTCGAGCCCAGGTTCTCAGATGTTCCTTGGGTAGGAGGAAGGGTACGTCTACCAGTGGATAGGCTGATGAAATCTAAATGGCATTTCACAGCGAACGGCAGCAACCCATCCGGTTTCAATACCACCGGATCGGTTTTCTGGCATGCGAGTGGTACCAATGGAGCAATCCTAGGTAATATTTGGCTGAAGTATCGAGTTAGATTTTCAGGACCAACGAACCAAGTGACGACAATGAGAGTTGCATCGTCAACATTCCCAGGCCCAGGAGCATCTTATGGGCTTGGGCAGGCAGTAGCTAACGACCAGGGTAGTGCTATTGTTTCTGCTACATCGCCAACCAATTGGGCTGGTGAGCAATCAAATGGTTCGATTGACTTAACTAAAGGAGGTGTTTCATCAGGTTTGGCGAGTATATTCCTGAAACCCTCTTCAACGCTATTAGCGTCGTTGGGGTCAAACATTAATCCCAACCAACTAGTTGAGTACATTGCTGAGTTCATGGGCACAACAACTGCACCAGCAACAGGTCCAGTGTCAACCACTTGGCTTCCTAATGGCGCTAACCCTAACACTGGGGAGTTTACCGTTCAGGATAGCATGCCGTATGATATATTCGTCGATGGGTCAATTAAGGTTTGTTACAGGATTGTAGACTACCTTGCCAACATGGTTGGCGCCCAGTTGACGATTGCTGCACCAGGTGGATCGAACACCTGGTTAACGGGATCCATGTTCAACATTGCAACATGGATTCGGCCGTTCATTCAAATCTCCACGGGCAATTCAGTTTTACCGCAGCTGAACCCAGTTTCTAAAGCAATTGACCAGAAACAACGTGATGAAAAGCGAACTAGAAAGTCGCGAGAAGCAAGG